TGAGTTCACCTTGGAAGTTCGTAACGAGGCTGCACATGGCGGTGTTTTCGATCTGTCATAAGTAATGTAGAATAAGGGGATTGGGAAACTGATCCCCTTTTTCTAGGAGAATGTATGTCTGATCTCGGTAAACGAGGCAATCTCGGTGTAGTAGATGGAGTTATCCGTACTGCATACGCAGATGGTGATGGTGGAATAGTTATTAAATCAGAGGTAGATTTAACCGATTTCACAAACCACACCAAAGAACAGTTTAATCAGCGTAGCGAAAAAACTGGATGGGGTGATGACGTATACGACCCAAAGAATAAAATTGCTTCATTGCCTGCTGAGATTATTAATATGCTCAACAAAGAAGGCATTATGCGTGGCTACCACATACTAGACCAAAAGGCCTTAGTAAAGTGGTTAAACAACCCTGATAATCGAGTATTCCGTACCAGGGGTGGCACAGTATGAGGATAGGTATCTGCGTTCCAGCAAGAGGGCAAGTAGAAATATCCACATCGTTTGACTTATCTGCATTAGTTAATTACACAGCAAAACAGACGAAACACGATATTAATCTGTACACATCTACAGGCACACTAATATTCGATCAGCGCAATGCGTTAGTAGACTCTGTTATTAACGAGCGATGTGATTACCTAATGTTTATTGATGCTGATATGCGCTTCCCAAAAGATGCGCTTGTTCGCCTTTTAAAGCATAATAAAGACATTGTTGGCGTAAACGCTACTACTCGATCAGAGCCAGTAAAGCCTACTGCCAAGAACATTAATTATGAGGAAGATGGTTCTGTATCCTGGCTGCCTGTTTATTCCAATGTTAAAAAAGGAATAGAGAAGGTAGATGCTATCGGATGCGGTGTCATTCTCATTAAAAACTCAGCATTTAAGAAAATAGAAAAGCCTTACTTTTACTTTGAGCAACTGCCAAATGGAAAGTTATTAGGCGAAGATATTTACTTTTGCATTAAAGCGAAAGATGCAGGAATAGATACTTATGTGGATCACGATCTCTCAATGGAGATAGGCCACATAGGTAATTACACATACGGCTGGCATAATATTGAGGTGTCCTAATGGGCTTTGCAACATATACAGAACTAAAGACTTCTATAGCCAACTATCTAGGTCGATCCGATTTAACGGCAGTCATCCCTGACTTTATTACGTTTGCAGAGATTCGCTTATCAAGGGAGATCCGTACTCGCCAAACCCTCAAGGCTGCTACAGCAACAATGACGGCTGGCGATTCTACTGTTGGTTTGCCTACAGACTTCTTAGAGATGCGAGATATATTTACTCAAGGCAATCCAAGAAACACCATTAGCTACTTATCGCCTTCTTTGTTCTCTCGTAATGCTAGGGCTGGTGAGTCTGGTCTGCCGGTGTACTACACAATTATTGGCGCTGAAATCCAATTTGCTCCAGTACCAGATTCGGCCTATGTTGTAGAGATGCTTTATTACTACAAGCCAACGCCATTATCTACAAGTGTAGCTACAAATGACTATCTTGCTATCACATCCCATCCTTTACGATGAGAATCAAAAGTTACTGTACTTGCTCCACCAGCTTTGGCAATCTCTAATAGAGCCTGCCAACAAGGATCGAGGTTATGCTCAAAATATGAACACCATATATGTAGATTATCGCCTTGGGGTTGCAGAACCGAAAAGCCTACTATTCGGTTGTCCTGCGAGAAAGCCCATAAAAGAGCCTTGTTATTGAAACATTCTACATATACATCCTCTGGAATCCATCCTTCGGGTGTCTTACTTAAAATCTTTAATAAACCTTTTCTAACATAATCCCAGTACAGCCTCAAATCCTCTGGTTTTACATAGATTTTTTGCATACCATAATTTTACCTACAATTGGTAGAAAAGTGGTAATTATCCAACTATTACATATCCATAAGTTTTGCTTGCCGTACTGTTGGCAAAATGGCTAAGTGTTGCGCTGCCATTTGTCTGTGCGCTGACATACACATTATCCATAGCGTTAGGGGCTACATACTGCATAGTTGCTATAACTGATGGTGTTGCTGGTCTTGTTGGGCTAGTTTGCGTTGGCAGTTGTTCTATTGAAACTGTTGTACTTTCTGCTCGCCATACAATTTCTACATAATCATTTGCTGCAAGTTCTACAAAGTAATTTATGGCTGCAATAAGATGACCATAAATACTTGCGCTTTTTCTTGCTGGTACAGTAAACATACTATTTGATGCTGTAATATTAGTACCGTTTTTTCTAAACCAAATATCTACAGTATGTTGTGCGTTATCTGTATTTTGTAACTGTACGCTAAATTGCACATTATAAATACCTGCATTTCTAGCATTTAAACGACTACTATTAGATAAATAAACACCATTAGAAAAATCTGTGGTGTCAAATGTCATTGGATATGCAGTTGTAGTGCTTGCTGCCGCTTGATCTGTAGAGTCTTGAAACGCTCCATAAGGTGCAGTATCGGCAAAAGCAGCAGCCGACTTAGGCACTAGCAGAATCATAGAATCTCTACTTATTCTAGGATCATTAATAGTGGTGGTTGTAGCGTTCACTGTGGCTAATGTAACAAGCCCAGTATTGTTGGTCTTGCCATCCATCATTCCATTGACGATCTCGGCTACAGCTCGTTGATCGCCACCAGCAGGAGGAAGTCTACGAAACATTATCTGCCGCCCTGTGGAACTAAATCAATTTCTACGGCAGCAGCCGTTTTCCAGTTAGCACCGCTAGGGTAAACCCTTACTCTATGGTATTTGCCACCAGCACGTAGGGATACCCTGTTCTCGCTGTCTGCTGCTACGGCAGTACCAAAGCTAGGGACTTCGTTTAACAACGCTCTAGAGGCTACAGAAACGCTTGCAGAGCCAGTATCTACCTTTGGCTTGGCTAACATAATGATTGACTGGTTTCCGTTGCCTAGATCGCCTGTAGTGACATAACCAGACTTATTAGCCCCAGTAAAAGTAACAATTTTGGTATCTTTTACTCCTGCCAATACAAACTTACCGCCAGCCCAAATACGGCTATCAAAAGAAGTGCTTATAGTGTCCATATTCCCAAAGGTATCTAAGCCTTCTAGGGTTACTCCAGCCTGTGCCAATGTTGCTACATAAGTAGAAGTAGTGTCCGCCTCAGACCATTTTTTAGTTTGGAAGTTGTAAATTATTAATCGTTTCTGGGCAAAGATGTCTGTGTATTGCCAAACGATTAGTTTACGAATGACATCTATGCTGGCACTCATCTTATCAATTTGAGATTGATCTGCAAAAGTAAAGAAGTAGCGATCTACTTTTTCTGCTCCGATAGGCGTAACTGTCTGCCCATCGCACATATAAAAGCCATCATCAGCTAGGAAAAATACTAAGTTACCAAACTGGGCTATTGAATTTGCCTCATAGCACCCAATATTCCTAGCAATGGTATCAAACTGAAAGAATAGTGGAGCGCCTACATAAGACATCCTAGAGATTGCTTTTTCTAGGAAAACCAATCCATACTCACCACCAGTAATGCCACGAATATCGCCACCATCTGCAATGACTTGGCTATCAGATTGGCTTGTAGCCCCAGGAGTCCAATCGGTTTCATCGTTTAAATCAGACCAATAAACCTTAGATTCCTCTCCTGATACATTGCCAGCCACTACAAAATCTCTAACTGTAGTCACAAACTTAGCAGTAGGAGCTGCGGCATCTAAATCAGCAAATGCTGTAGAACTTGCTAAGTTCCATACTTGGAGTTTGTTTACGCCATTGGCAGCAATCAGGGATGGCCCATATTGAGCAAAAGTCCAACGATTAGAACTAGAGTATCCACCAGATTTAGAAACATCTGCTAATGCTAATGTAGTCGAATTGTATTTAAATAGTTTAGTAAAGCCACCAGCAAACAAAGTAGTAGTGCCACCAAACTTAGTAGCAAATACATTGTTTAGGTTTTCGCTTGCTGCGCCAGATAACTCTACCAACTCAGGAAATGGGCCATAGCCTACTGCCTGGGGAACGACATTGTAGGCATCCTGTATAGAACCAGTTATTCCAGCTTGGTCTGGTAGCCATTCGCCAAATTCTACTATTGAGGTAGCCATGTATTACTTCCCGTTGTTTTGTCTGTCCAATTATTGCTTGTAACATTTGCTGCTGTCCAAGTATTACCGCCTACTCCAGAATTGCTCCACTCCTCACCAATTCGATACCCAACAACAACTATTGTACCAATTCCGTTTACAGATGAGTTTGCTGAAAAAACCGCATTGCCATTTACTAAAACTGTTCCCAATCCTACGATTGATCCGTTTCCACT